CAATGCGCTACTGGCGTTGTTGCTATTGCGCCTGCCGAAAAAGAAAGCGGGATGTTCCCGCCAGCAGACCCAGCCCAAAGAGTTTGCCTTCCAGAAAATGAGTTGGAACCAGTGGTCGCATTTGCAGCCCTCTGTGCAATAAGAACATTTGACCAAGATGTTCCTCCAGAAGCATTTGCAGTTACAGATGGAAGAGATTCAGAGGGCGAGGTTGGATAAATTGAATAGACATTTCCTTGTCCATTAGCTGCACTGCTGCTTTTTGTTGTTTGAAAATAATATGCGGACGCCAATAAGGTGCCTCTAAACCAAGCTGGGCGCGTATAAACTGGTGCAATTCCAGTTCCACTTGCCATAGTTACATTGCTTTGCGTCTGTGTTATTGATGCAGATAAATTAACTGTTCCAGTTCCGGCAAGCACAGTGAATGTTCCAAATGATGCAATGGTAATTGTGTTTGTGGAATTTGGAATTACAATAGTTTGTCCAACTGCAACTGTTCCAGATGTTACAGAATTAATAGTTAAAACAGTGCTGCTTGCTGCAAGTGTTCCAACAAATACGGCTTGATAGCCAGTTGCTGTAACAACCCACGGCCCAAGATTCATCGTATTAGTTGCGCCACTGCAAAGAATATTGTCTCCAGCAGTTAAAATCGAATGAGCAACAAATGATGGAACTGCCGTGGTTGCTGTATAAACGTAACTTGCAGTTGTGCCAGTTCCAAGATTTACGTTTGAAACTACTGGTCGAATTTGAGCAGGAAACCCAAGGTTATTTATTGCATCGTCACCATTAGTTCCTCCTGTTCCACCATAAACAACCCCTAGCGTTCCTGCCGTGACATCAGCTACACTCATCGGCTGAAGAGTCACATTTGTGCCATCAGAGCGAAAGTGATAGCCTGTTGTCTGAGTGCCGGAAATGTTGTTCAATGCAGCCTGCTGCGCTGTAGCATTTGTGCCGCCATTGGCAATAGCCACTACTCCAGTAACATTTGCTGCTGTTCCAGTTGTGTTCTGGTTAAGCGTAGGAATATCAGCAGATGTTAACGCGGCAAGCGTTACATTAGTGCCATTTCCTTTAAGGACTTGATTGACCGTTACCGCTCCTGCAATGGCGTTCAAAGCCGCCTGTTGAGTAATTGCGCCAGTTCCTCCAAGTGAAAACGCCAAAGGCGCTGCCGTGGTTAGTGCTGGCTGCGCCCCTAATGCTGTCAATGCGGCTGGCGCTGATGTTGCTCCTGTGCCTCCTTTGCCAAGGGAGATTACGTCGCTTGTTGCAACAGCCCCAATACTAGCGGGAGTAATTGCCGCAATCGAAGCGGTACTTGCAACTACTGAAAAATCAACGCTCAGTGTTCGATTTGCACTGAGATCACCACCACCAGTCAACCCGGTTCCTGCCGATATGGTGGTCGAAGATGCTGGCGTCCCAAGTGATGTTCTTGCAGCCGCTTTATTAGCTGACTGCATGAAAGAATCAATATCCGTTGATACCGTTAGATTAGCCATATCGCGTTAGGGTCTGATGTAAAATGAAGTTCCGTCGGGCCGGTTGTAAAATGCAATTCCATCTGGACGATGATACGAGTTCGTCACTGGTGGAGGCGTTACGCCGCCCGCAGTGGCTGGAACCTTCGATCTGCGTCTGGAATAGAACCGTATCATTTAGAGTCCGCGTCCCAAGATGATATGCAGAGATCCGGTCCCACCCGGAGAGATATAAGCCACGACGTTGTCGTCGAGCGTCTTCCCAAGAGAAACCTGAGAACCGGCCACAACAGGGTAGTCTTTGGTGCTGGCTGTTATTGTATCAGCCGAAGATCCCACACGCACATACACCGTGGTTGTTCCAAGGTTTGTAAGCACTACAGACTCGGACGTATTCGGGCCAAAATTAGTAAATGCACTGGAAGCTCCAGGCGCTACTGTGACTCCGCCGTTGTAAGCTGGTTGAAAAGGGATTTGCATAAACGTAGTTACTAGGCGACCCGATACCAGTTCTTGAGAATCGGTTCAAATTTAAGAGTAAAAAATCCGTTGGCAGCAAGCGAGCTAGGCGCCCCAATCACATTGCCGCCGTTGCCGTTGATTGTCAATGTTCCTACCGATTGAGTGCAATTTACAAGCACTTCTTGGCCTTCAAGCACATTAAACACCGGAGGCAGCGTGATTGTGCCGGTGGCAAAGCCTGCTGTAGGCGTAATAATCAACCAGACGCTGTTGCTTTCAGATTCAATCGGAACAGACCATCCGGTGGATGATGGAGCAAAATACTGCAGCGTTTTATAGGGATTTACCGTTCCGCCACCAAACTCAGGATTAGCATTATTGATGTAATCCACCAGAGTCCCAACACTTGTACGGTAATCTTGAGCGTTGACATTCACCGCAAAGTAAGTCGATGCGGTAAGCTGATCCAGCAGTGAAAAGCGTTCAATAGCCATACTAAGGAGAGTTTCTGAATTGACCCTGGTCGTTTGGCAACAACTGGATCGGATTTTCGTTGGGAATATCTACAAATACACGCTCTGTGCGCTTGTATCCAGCACCAAGTGGTAGCGTTCTTGGGTATTGCATCTCAAACGGCATCGCGGCCTGTACGAGAAGCTGGTCATACAACTGTTTTGCTAAAGCTTTTGTCTCAGGAGCAACAACTTTGCCGTAAGAAGGCGCCAACCGAACCGCTAGATTGAGCACAAGAGCCTCATTTGCCTGCAAGGGAGTGTCAATCTGCTCCTCCATGTGGCTGTTATTGGGTGTCACAGGCAGCGGATACCCAATCTTGATGTTCTTGGCATACCAAGAGCTGACCATCAGATCCATACGGCGCACGGCACTCATAAGTTGATCAGGAGTTAGGTCGAAAATGTACGACGCAATCCCAATCTCCTCAAAAGCCTGCTCCAGAATCTGTTTTTTGGTCCAGCCCATGTTATTTCAGTGCTTCTTCAATTAGTTGCGAAAGTCTTTTGTCAGAATAGCGACCATCAAACTTAATTCCAAGCTCAGTAGCCTTGGTTTCGAGTTCTTTTCGTGTAGGAGGAGCAGAATCGTCCAACACAGGCTCAGAAACAGGCTCCACGGGCTTGGAAACGAGTGTTTCCGCAAATGACTTTGACTTTGATGCCTCAATGGCTTCTCCATGATTTAAAAACCAGCCTTCCGAAAGTTTTTGGGACAACTCTTCAGCATTCTGAACCACCAAAAGATCAAAAGTCCCGCCATTGCCTTGATGCTTGCCTTTGCCTTTGTAAACGAAACAAGGAAATTCACTCATTTCTTTGGCTTTTTAGCTTCAGCTTTGACCTTGCGTGCTGTGCTTAGAGCAATTGCAATTGCTTGCTTCTGAGGCTTTCCGGCATGCATCTCTGTCGAGATGTTTTTGGAAATCGTCTTTGGTGAGTATCCCTTTTTTAGTGGCATAAGGACTTAATACACAAAGGGGAGAGCGGAGTCAACCGCTCTCCCCCAGTGAAGCCTAAGTTTAGGCAGACTGACCGAACAGGATGATCCCGCTCATTTCAGGCTGCTTGTTCACAACACCGAAGAGGGTATCGAGACGATACTTGATCTTCATCGTGTTGATGTCGTAGAACTTCTGCATGACCAGTTCGATGCCTTGGTCGGTAGAAGCGCGGATGACATTGACGCCAGCGTCCGAAGGCACTGCGTAGCGACCGGGCAGGATCTCAATCGCATCTTTCTGCCAGAAACAGTTGATGAATCCAGCGGCTGTGTTGAGCCAAACGATTGCGCTGTTGGCCGCCTTCGTGTTGACAACGCAGTTCTGATACTCAGCCGAAGCGGAAGCGTCAACTTGGTTGGAGATGATCGGAGGAGTGATCTGGAGGTGCGTGCCGTCAACCACCGCAACAACGCGGAAGGTCTTGAGCTGACCCGTGCTCTGCTTGGTGATGTGATGCACAGCTTCAACAGCAGCGATGGTGAACGCATCACCGGGCTGCACGTAGGTCGTCTGAGACACAGTAATGGTCTGGAAGCGGTTATCAACGTTAAGACGCTCGCTTGTAGTAGGCGAGGTCGTAACGGCTTTAGGCACCCAGTAGTTAACAGCCGAGTCACGAGTATCAATCGTAATGGCACCACCGGAAGCAGCACCGATACGGTTGGCGTAATCCAACTTGTAGGTGTCGAAGCTAGCAACTTCACCCACGCGCGATTTTTCGTAACCAGTCAAGGCTTTGCCGGCCAACGTCTGACGGGAAGCCAGATTGCTTGCCATCCCGTTGTAATCACGGGTGGAGAGAGCCAAGTAACGGTCTTCAAACTGCACACCCTGTTCGTTAAAGATGGCCTCGCACTGAGCAACGTCATCGTAGCCGGTAGCCGCCGTGGTACGCTTGACAACAAGCGAGCCCAAGGAAGAAGCCACGTTCAACGTCTGCACGTTGATGTCAGAAGCGAGCTTCTGTTTGGCTGCATTGCCGAGGCGCTGCTCTTGGAGAGCGTCACGAAGTTCAGTAGCCGTCATGATCCAAGGCACAGAACGGTTAAAACCGATCTGAGACGGAACAGCAAGCTGCGTGTAATCCGAGAAGTTCGAGGTCATATCAGTGCCCGCGAAAGAGCGGCTGATATAAGGCTGTGGCCTCCAGATCGTGTTGTTGGTGCGCTCCATCATCGTCTGATCCGTATTGTAGATCGAGACGTTGCGGGACATGACAAGTGCGTCCTGGAACCCCTCAAGGAGGTTTTCAAACGCTACGCGCTCTTCCTTAGAAAAGCTGTTATAGCTGATTCCGGCTGGTGCGGGTGCGGGCATATATTATTAAGATTAAGATTTTAACTGCTTTTTGAAGGCCATAACTTTAGTGTAATCCCCGGTACGTGCGGCTTCATCACGCAACCGTTCCAACTGAACGCTGGAAGAACCGGATCCACTATTGCTTACAATTCGTTTTTCGGGAGGCGGGAGTTGTTTGCGAGTCACACTCAGTTGAGTTTCGAGTTTCGCTACTGCGAACGCGAACTGAACCGGGTCAGTGATCTCTGCCAGTTCCTTGGCCTTCTTTGGGTTTTTGCCTAGGGCATAGACCATTACGGCGGGATTCTGGGCGCCTTGAAGAATAATGCCTTGCTGTGTTACGCTCAGACTTTCGAGTACAGCTTCCTCGGCATCTTGGAAATCAGATACTTTCAACCCAGTCTTAGACTGGTTGTAGCCTTCCAACTTCTTCTGCCAAGTCTCCTGCTCGGCTTGCTGTTTGGATCTTTGCTTGGCTTCAGCCTCATCGGCTTGACGCTTGCGCTCGAACCAGCCAGCAAGTTCGTTCTCAAACTTGTCTGAATCGTAATCGCACGCTTCAAGTGTTGGTTTTTTACCGAGAACAACAGGATTATTCTCTGCTGCCGGCATTACCATCTTGAGCTTTTCCTCGAGTTCACGCTTCTCGCGTTGTAACTCTCGGTAGCTTTTCCTCAAGTTCTTCACCCATTCGGGTGCTTGCTTCTCTTCCTCTTCGGGAGGTGGCGATTCTCCTTTGATACTGATCACAACTTCTTCCGCTGCTTCCTCCGTTTGCTGCTCAGGCTCCGCTTGCGCGGCCTCTGGCTGGTTTAGGAGTTCTTCAGTTTCCGCTGTTGCTATGGTATCTTCTGCCGGTTCGTTTGTATTCATGTGGGATTCGTGTCCCAAATGCAAGTCTTATTGCATCTGGGGTGCCGGCTGGGTAAGCCGGTCAGCCAGCGCGAAGATCCGTTCTTGATCTGCCATGCTGACTTTTGAAAGTGTCTCGGTCGTCTTCGCCCGCGTCTCCTCGGCCTTGGCCACAGACAGAATACTGTCAGCCTGTGCCTTAGCGGCCTGTGCAATGGCCTGCTCAGAGGCTGCCTGCAAGTATTGCGCCTGCGGGTCAGGCTGGGCGTTCTGGGCTTCCTGAGCGAGTTGCTGGGCTTCCGCTTCAGTAGGCTTGAGTACACCCATCTTCAGTAGCTTGTGCCGGAAGTAGTCCCGCACGTCACTGATACCTTCGCCTTCCATGTTCAGCATCGCCATCGAAGACAGAACCTGGGTCATCTCAGGATCTTGGGTGAGCGTCATCATGTCCGTGAGCGCCCGTACCGTAGCCTGTCGCTTGGTTTGGCTAGAGGGTCCCACAAGAACCTCCACGTCGTAATCCGCATCAGACAGATCGTTCTCGTACTCGATCTCGCCCTCGTCGTTGACAATCGGTTTCATTAGTTCCACCGGCTGCATCTTGCCGCTGCCAGTCACTGACTTCATCTTACGGCCCTGCTCAACAAAGATGTCGCGTGCGATAGAAAGCCACACTTCCCCGCACCGCTTGATGGCCTTACTCATGTTAGACATGTACACAAAGGTCTGCATGTCAAGCC